GACTACAGGTCAGGAAACTATTTATACAGCTCCATCCGATGCAAGAGCCATTGTTCAAAATATACAAGTAACTAATGAATCAGGATCTAAAGTAGTTAAAGTATTTATTACAGATTCATCGGCATCAACGACGTATCAAATAGCTTATGCAAGTATTACGGGTCCAACTATATGCAACATGGCCCAGGGACCAATCATATTGGAAGAGTCCGATATATTAAAAATAGAAACATCGGATACAGCTGGTATAAGTGCAGCAATATCATTGTTAGAACTAAGTAGAGAATAAGAAATATGAAAACAATAAACGTAGACGGAAAAGAGATACCTTTAGTAGAACCTACTGAAGTTATTGTGACTATAAAAAACAAGAAAACAGGGGAGATTTATCAAGATGAAGAAGCACTAAAGACAGCAAATGTACCTCAAGAAGATGTACAAAGAGATGTATTAGTTAAGATGCCAAGACTTGATTTATTTCCAAAAACAAAATAAAGTATATAAATTATGCCAATTTCACGTATGCAACAACCCCGACAAATGTATGGCCTAGGTAGCTTTGTAAAGAAAGCTGTCAAAGGTGTTACAGGTGCTGTTAAAAGTATAGCTAAATCTGATGTAGGTAAAATAGCAGGATTAGCAGCTTTGGGTTTTGGTGTTCCAGGAACATCTTTTACAGGTCTTTTTGGAGGAGGAGCTGGCGCTGGACTAGGTTCTTTTTTTGGAAAAGGAAGTTTTAATCCATTAAAAGCATTAATAACAGACAGTGGAACTACAGGTTTAGGACTAAGTAAATTTGGAAGTATGCTTAGTAATATAGGTCTTGTAAATCCAAGCACTATGGCTCTAACAGGTTTAGGTAAAACAGCTGCTGTTGTAGCACCATCTATTATTGGTGGTATGTTAACACCTAAAGCAGAAGAAGATGTTCAAGCATTAAGATCATCAGGAGATCAAGGTTTATTAAAAGCATATTTAGAACGTTATTATAAAAATTTAAATCCAGATGCAGAACCAGAAACTGTGGCTTCTTTTGTAAGAGCTAATGCAGCATATGGTGGTAGAATGGGTTATGCAGAAAAAGGTAATGTAAGTTTAGAGGATTTACCTAGAGGATTACAAATTGATACTACAACTTCTATGTATGGTGCAGCGGTTCCTGAAGGAACACCAGTTATGGAAGAAGAATCTTTAAATGAAAATTTAGAATTTTTAAATAAAGTAAAAGGAGGCATATCTCCTTCTTCTAGAATATACGTACTAAAACAATATTTAGACAAAGCTCTTCAAAGAGGAGAAATAACAGAAGAAAAATATCAAGAAATGTTAATGCCTTTCTTTGGAGCAATGGGTGAAAAAGTTACAGAACAAATTAAAGAATATGAAAACTTTGCAAATGGAGGCCGGATTGGCTACGCTTTTGGCACTCCAGAAGACAACGCGATTCAGGCATCAGGGATCATGAACCTACCATTAAATCAAAACCCTGCAGGAGTAACGGAATTAGACCTTAGAGAAACAGGTGGATTTATTCCTCCAGTTGGTGTAAAAGAAAAAGCAGATGACATTCCTGCAATGTTATCAAACAATGAATTTGTATTTACAGCTGATGCTGTAAAAGGAATGGGTGACGGTGACGTCAATAAAGGTGCACAACGTATGTACGACATGATGAAAAAATTAGAAAACGGCGGGAGAGTATAATGGCAATATCAGAAACTAGAGTATTACCACCAGAATTTATAGAAGCAGCGGGTAAAACTTATTTAGAAGATTTAAGTACAGCTGTTGGCGGTTATAAAGGTGCAGACCTTTCAAAAGCATATGGTCAACAATTTGTTGCAGCACCGGGTGCATTACAAACACAAGCGGAATCATTAGCGGGTGGATTAGGTGCATATGCTCCTTACTTACAAACAGCAGCAACTCAAGCTGGACAAGCTGGACAATACATGGGACCAACTGCATATCAACAGTTTATGTCTCCATATCAACAAGATGTGATTAGTGCTACTTTAGGAGAGTATGACATTCAAGCACAAAAAGGTTTACAAGGAATTGCACAACAAGCTTTACAAGCTGGTGCTTTTGGTGGTGGTAGAGAAGGTGTTCAAAGAGCAGAGTATCAAGCAGCATCAGATAGAAACAGAGCTGCATTACAAGCACAATTATTACAACAAGGTTTTGGTCAAGCACAACAATTAGCTGGACAAGCTTTTGGTCAACAACAAAATTTAGCAACTCAACAGCAACAACTTGCTACTTTGGCTCCACAATTAGCAGGTCAACAGATTGCAGGTTTATCAACTTTAGGTGCACAACAACAAGCACAAGCTCAAGCAGGTTTATCAGCACAGCAACAATTAGCACAGCAACAATTAATGCAACCATTAACTGCTGCTCAACAATATGGAAGTGGTGTTACAAGTTTAATAGCTGGATATCCAGGTACAACTCAACAAACATCTCAACCTGGACCAAGCCCTGTATCAACAGCATTAGGAATTGGATCAACGTTAGCAGGTATATACAGAGCGTTTAATCCACCTGCAATTAATATAGGTAAATTTTTAGGAGGACCTACAGAGGTAATATAATGAGTAGAATATTTAATAGACCAATGTTTAGAAAAGGTGGTGAAGTCGGCGGTGGTATCATGACCGGTGTAATGAGAGATAATTTTGACGTAGGTGGTTCTGCAAAAGAAAGACTTTTAAGGGTCGCACAAGAATATCCTAGTCAAGGAATGGATCCATTAACTCAATTTTTAATTCAAGGTGGTTTAAATCTTGCATCACAACCGGCAACAGGTGGTGGTATTATAGCTGATATAGCTACAGCAGCTAAAGAACCAACAGCTCAATTAATGACTGGTTTATCTAAAAGAGGAGATTTTAATAGAGAACTTGCATTAGCTGGTGAACAATTAGATATTGAAACAGAGAGAGATTTAGCTATTGCACGAGAAAAAAATAAACAAAAAGATTTTTTTGCTGCTCAAACACCAGAAGAACAATTTAAAACTTTATTTGCAGGTTACTCAGAATCAAGTGTTCCTGTAATTAAAAGTGGAGCATTTAATTTAGCTAAATTTGAAGTAAAAGCTAAACAACTAGGTAAAGATTATACACAACTAGGTTTTGAGTATGATAATAAAGCAAAAGATTATGTTCCAAGATGGGATGCAGTTCCAGTTGGTGCTATAACATATAACCCAAAAACAAATCTAGCTTATCAAAGAATAAGTAGAGATACTGACACAGCCCAAGATTACATTCCATTAAATCCTAATAATTTTCAACCACTGGAGTAAACCATGGCATTGGTTCTAGATCCAGTTACAGGAGCTCTTGTTCAAGAGAGTGAATTAAAAAATAAAAAAAAACAAAGAGAAAATATAGCAGATATTAATAAACTTGATTATGGTGAAACTACATTAGTTCCAGACGCTGAAGATGATAATGAAGTTTCTGGTGCAACTGCTTTCGTAGCAGGGATAGCATCTGGTTTAATAAAAGTACCTGAAGGAGTTGTATCTTTAGGAGCAGAACTAATTGATTTAGGTGCAGGAACTAATACTGCTGCATCTGTTGAACAATTTTTTGATAAAATAAATCCATTTGAAGAAGTAGCTGAACAAAGAGCTATTGGAAGATTAACAGAAGCTTTTGTGCAAATAGGTATTCCAGGAGCTGCAGGTGCAAAGCTTGCAACCAGTTTAGCTAGTAAAGCATTAAAAGCAAAAAGAGCTGGCAAGTATGCAAATTTTAAATCTGCAAATGTTAAAAAAGGTATTGATAAAGCAAAACAATTAAATGATTTATCTAAAACACAAAGGTTTGGAGCTATTGTAGTTGGAGGTGCAGCAGGTGAAACATTAGTTGCTGATGTAGAAAGAATAGGAACCTTTGGTGATTTATTTGAAGGAGGACCTACAGAACTAGATAGAGATGTTGAATCTGATCCATCTGATGATGCATCAAGAAAATTATTAAATAGAGTTAAATTTGGATCAGAATCTTTGTTACTAACACCTTTTGTTTATGGAGTAGGAGCAAGTGCTAAAACATTAGCTAAAAGAGGAAAAGAATTAGCTTATAGTAGTTCTATAATAGAAAAAGGTTTAGATAAATTAGCTTCAGCATTTAGATTTAGAGGAACTAAACCAGAAGAAATTGCTTTAGCTAAACAAACACAAAAAGCAAGACAGATGAGAGATACTAATTTCTCAGAAGAAATGGTTGCAAGAATTGATCAAGACGTCAATAAAATATTTCCTGAATTTAGAAAATTTTTTAATGCATCTAGTGTTGAAGAAAGAAAAAACTTTTTAAAACTTTTAGATGACACTTTATTTGAAGGTGATTTAAAAGCACCTTTGGATTCTAATCTATCTACACAAGTTACAAAAACCATAATAAAAAGATTAGGTAAAGAAGGTAATGTTGTAGCAGATAGTATACTATCAACATTAGATAAAACAAGAAAAGAATTTAATAATTTATTGGAGATCACTGCATCGGGCCCAGGAGCTAAAGTAGATTTACCTACAGGTGTTACAAGAGATTTAAGAAAAATCATGGGTAATAGAGTAAAAAACTACATTGGTAATACATTTGAAATATTTGAAGACGCTGAAGCTGGTTTCTTTTCTAAATATAAACCAACTAGAGAAGCTGTAGAACAAACAAAAAAACTATTTATGAGGTATGCAGCTAAAAATAAAAATCCAATTACAGATCTTGAAGCAGAAGGTATGGTTAATGATATTATTAAACAAGTTAGAAAGATGGACCCATCTAAAGATACATTACCTACATTTGCATATCAAAATTTATCTAAAGCAGCTGACGATGCATATGGTTTAAAAACATTTTCACAAACACTAACAAAAGATTTACCTGGTGGTAAAAAAGAAATTCAAGTTATTGGTAAAGGTTCTAAAGTATTTAGAGAATTGTTTGGTGAAATAAATGATGCAAGACATTCTATCTTTGAAGGTATGAATAGATTGTCTACTGTTGCAAGAAAAAATCAATTGTTTGATGAAATATTAGATACTGATCAAGTTATGAAAGATGCTGCAAAATCAGATACTCCATTAGGTCAAAGAGGATTCTTTCATGATAGTCCACTAGCGGCTAAAAGAGCTTTTGGTCCAGAAGCTGATGTAGTTAAAATGGATGATTATGTAAAAGATTATTTTAAAGATGGAGTTTTAATTAATAGACTTGCAGGCACTTATACAACTAGAGAAATTGCAGAAGGATTTACTAACGTAAGTAACATTCAAAACTGGATGAGAGGAGAAGCTGAAGGACAAGGTGCTTTGGGTAAAACTTTTTCTTGGGCTTGGCGTAATTTATTATTGACACCTAAAGCAGGTGCACAATATGCAAAAACAATTTTATCTATACCAACACACATTAGAAACTTTTTAAGTTCTAGTGCATTTGCATTAGCAAATGGAACTGTTGGACCAGGTTTTGGTAAAGCAATGAATCAAGCATTTGGTAGTGTTCAAGTTGGTGGACCTAGAAAACCTATATCACAAAAAAAATATAGAGAGTATTTAGAATTAGGTATTACTAATACAAACGTAAGGCTTGGTGATTTAAGAAATCTAATGAAAGACGTTCGTTTTGGTGAAGGTAATATTGCAACTGACAGTGTTTTAAAACCTATGATTAATACTTTAGGTAAAAGAGTATCTAGAGGAATTAAAAAGGGCGCTAAATTCATGCAAGATATGTATGTTGCAGAAGATGATATTTGGAAAATCATAGGTTATGAAACGCAATTACTTCAAAGAGGTAATGCTTATAAAAAAGCAGGAATAAAAATATCAGATGATGCGCTTAAAAAAGAAGTTGCACAGATTGTACAAGATACTATTCCTAACTATGCAAAAGTAGGTGAGTTTGTAAGAGCAGCTCGTATGTCTCCTTTTGGTAATTTCATGTCATGGCCTTCAGAAATTTTTAGAACAGGTACTGGTATTTTTAGACAAATTATAAAAGATTTAAAAGATCCAATTACAGGTTCAATTAATCCCATTACTAGTAAAAATCCTATGAAAGCATTGGCAATGAAACGATTGATAGGTACCACTGTAGCAATGGCTGCAATTCCATATGGATTAACAAAAGGATCACAAGCAATATTTGGTGTAAGTAATGAAGAAGCGGATGCTGCAAATGATTTTGTTGCACCATGGGCAGAGAATTCTCAAAAAATATATATGAGAGACCCTGAAACAGATGAATTATATTATATCAACTGGTCACAAAATAATGTTTACGATACTTTAACTAGACCTTTTCAATCAGTTTTAAGAAACATTCAACAAGGCATTGAAGACGAAGAAGTTTTATTAAAAGGTTTTGTTGAAGGAATAGCAAAAGCAGCCGGTGAAACTGCGTCACCATTTATATCTGAATCTATTTATACAGAAGCGTTTATGGATATATTTGCTAGAGAAGGAAGAACTAGAGAAGGTAAACAATTATATAATGATCAAACACCGGAACCAGAAAAAATTGCAATCATCATGCAACATTTATCTAAAACTTTATTACCTACAACAGCTCCTTTTGAAAGAACTATAAAAGCAATTACAGGGGAACCTGGAAAAGGATCAGAGATATATGAAATACCATACGAACTTGCTGGTATATTTGGTTTTAGACCCATTAAAGTTGATCCAGAAAAATCTTTAGGATTTAAATTATTTGAATATCAAAAAGCAATTTCTGATTCTAGAAAATTATTTACTGGAGAAATAGATCCTACTGAAATGAAAACAGCTGAAGATGTAATTGAAAGATATTACATTGCAAATAAACAAATATTCAATGCTCGTAAAAAAATGTTAAAAACAATTAATAATGCAAAAACGTTAGCATTAGCTCCAGATAAAATAGAAAGTATATTTGATAAACGAGGATTAAAATCTGATTATGAAGAATTAACATTTGGTTTATTTGATCCATTTTTTCCATCAGAAAGAATACAAGAAAGATTTCAAGATCTTGCACAAAGAGGTGGAATATCAAATGTATTTTTAGAAGCAGAACCTGCTATAAGAGCAATGAATTCGATAATGGAAGGATTAACTTTGTTTGATGATTTTAATCTTGAATTACAAGATTTCTTACCAGATACTTCACCACAAGGTGGAGCAGCATTGCCTCCTACACCAATGCCTAGTCAAGATGTAATACAAACAGCAGCGGTTCAGGCTCCAGGGTTCATGAATCAAGGGTTGACGCCTACTGAAAATGCTTTATTATCTGAAGAAGAGAAACAAATGCGTTTAAGACAACGAGGATTAGCTTAATGATAGATAAAGGAATTTTATATAGACAAAATTTTGGAGGTGGTGCTGATATGGGTGGAGTTAAAGGTGATACTCGAGCAGCAAATACCGGTCTTAGTGGCGGATATCAAGGTGGTGAAAGAGGTGGATACGGCCGAAGAGATTCTGTACAAGATAGAGATAGAGATGTTGGAGTAACTACAAGCGCAGTAGGAACATTATCTGATCCAACAGAAAAACAAGATTATTTTGGTTCAACCATATTTGGTCCTTCAAGAAAATATACTGGTTCTTTTTTAGATAATATATTAGGTGGAGGTTATAGAGCAGTACAACCTTATGCTCCTGATCAATTTCAATCTAGATTTCAACAAATGGGTGGTGGTAAAGGCATCCTTAGTAGTTTATTAGGATTAGTAAATCCTGCTTTAGGAATAATGTCTAGAGTGGCAAGTTCAGTGCCAGGTGGATTTAAAAGATTTCAAAGTTCTCCAACTTTAGCTGATTATTTTGGAGGATTTAATTTTGGTGCTAAAAATATAAGTGATGTTTATGCCGATCAAGGTAGGGATAGTGAATTAGAACAATATAATTTAGACACAATGCAAAACACTGGAATTATGAATACTGGTGTAAATTTAAATGATTATGAAGGATATCGACCAAGACAATACATAGAACAAGCTCCTATTCAAAATCAAAATCAAGATTTTGATATTAATTATGATGATGCATATCAGAATGCTACTTATGCAGGCGGATCTATGGGTAGTGGAAACTATTCACAAAATCAAGTTGCTAAAGATGTATATGGTAAATCTTATAGAGATTTATCTACCTTTGATCAACAACAAGTTGACAAAGCCATAAACACATATGGAACAAATTCATTAGGTGCTTTAAAAGGTATTGGAGTATAATGCCTAGATCAACTAAAAATTTAGCCTTACAAAAAATAGAATCCCACGAAAAACTTTGTCGTATTATGCAGAAACAAACACACGAAAAAATAGAAAAATTAGAAACTTCTATTGATAGAATAGAGAGAATTCTAATAGGTTGTGCCGGTGCTTTACTAGTAGGCATGGGTGGTGTTATAACTGCGTTAATATTTAAATTTTAATTTTGGGCGGTTGGTAGTTCGCTACCGGGATTATTATAGTGGGGACTATAATACTTATATCCATTCTCTAAAGTCTTCATCCATAATTTTATTGGCAATGTTGACTTTGGTACGAAGGGCTTTAACAATTCTTTCGTCAATGGTGTCTTGTGCCATGATATCAATATAAGTCATCTTTTTAGTTTGACCAATACGATCTATTCTTGCTTCAGACTGTTGACGTTTTTCTAAATCATAACCATTAGAAAAATAAACCATATTACTACCAGCAGTTAAAGTAATACCATAACCACCAGTGTGTGTTGTACCCACAAAAAATCTACAGTTGTCATCAGTTTGAAATTTTTTAATATTTTTTGATCGTGAATCTGTATCAGTTGCACCATAATAATCTACAACAGAATTTTCTCCATATACTCTTTTAATCTCTGCAATAATTCTTTTAACATCATGAGTATAGTGAGACCAAATAATAGTTTTACCTTCAATGTTTTCTAAAACATTCATTAGTTCAGTCATTCTACTACAAGGTAAATCTTTTATGGTACCATCATCTGCTGTAAAATGTCCACAAGTAATTTGATGGAGTCGCATTAATTGCGTCATAACAGTAGCTGAAGATTGCATCTTACCATCTAAGAAAGCAATTGCTTCTTGTTTCATTTGGTTATATACTTTTTGTTGCTCTTTTGTAAGCTCAACATAATGCTTGACATAAGTTTTTTCTGGTAGGTCTAAACAATCTTCTTTTAATATTCTTTTTGAAAAAGGTTTTATCTTTTCAGATAGTTCACCAAGATTAGTATAACCTACAACAATTTCTACACGTCTACCTTGAACCTCTATCTTTTTAGTAATCGCATATCTTGCTTTAAATGTATAATAAGATTGATGGCCCAATAACCAAGGATCTAAAAATTGACATTGAGAATATAAATCTAATGGTGATTTAGTTACAGGAGAACCTGTAAGTATTCTTCTATACTTTGCATGATCACTTAAAGACAAAATGTTTTTAGTTCTATTTGATGTTGGAGTTTTAATTGTAGTTGATTCATCAATTGCAATCATCGCTTTATGACAAGATAAAAATTTATATGCGAAAGCTGCACCATCACCGGCAGAAAAAGATTCTACATTCATAATTAAAATATGAAAATCAGTTCCTGTTTCAAACAAAGTATTTAAAATTTGTTTTTGTTTTTTAGATTTGTCAGATGTTTTCCATAACACAATTTTTTTATCAATGTGATCTGGTAGGTGAGTTGGTATTTCAGAGTCATACCAGTTTTTATAAACACCTTTAGGTGCAATTAATAATAGTCCATTAATCAAACCTTTATCATATAATATAGCTGCATTATCTAATAAAACCTTAGATTTTCCGGTACCCATTTCCATAAAATAGGCAAAGTTTTCTTTATCCCAAGATGCTTCTAATGCATCTAATTGATGTGCGTATGGCTTAGTTTTAAATTTATAGTTCATATGTTTGCTTTTTCTTTCTAAAAGTGTATATAAGTTATAAAAGTAAAAAAGTCAATGAGTAAAGTTTATTTAGTACAGGACATTCCGATAGACAGGGAAACCGGTCAACCCAAATATAATGTAATGGGTGCACAAAAGTATGGCGAAATTACGGTAATGTTTCCAGCTAAAGCTCAAATGATTTTTTCTCCTGGTCCATTAATAATTAATATAAAAAATAAATTAAAAGATTTTACTTCAGAAGATTATTTATTATTGTCTGGCGATCCTGCAATTATTGGGGTGACATGTTCTGTTGCTTCTGATATAACAAACGGGAAATTTAAATTACTTAAATGGGATCGACAAGAAAAAACATATTATCCAATCGAGATAAATATTTTTCAAAACTAGTATTGACATTACCATATAACTATCCTATATACCTTTTACGAAAGGAAATTATATGTTAATAGATTTAAGAAAAGATGCACCAGATCAAATGGAAACTATTGATCCTGATAAACTTTCTACAGAAGTAGAAAAGTTACAAACAATCCAAAAAGAAATTCAAGACTTAGAAGATAAATTAAAAGATAAAAAAGAAGACGAAAAATATTTTAGTTGTGTTGTTATTCCAAAATTAATGGAAGACATGAACTTATCTAGTTTAAAACTTAGAGATGGTTCTGAACTAACAGTTAAAAAAATTTATAGTGCCTCAGTTAAAGCTGATAAGAAAGCAGAGGCAATACACTGGCTTCGAGAAAATGGCTTAGGAGATATAGTAAAAAATAATATTACTGTGTCTTTTGGTCAAGGCGAAGATAACAAGGCTATCGATTATGCTAGCCTTGCGAGGTCGAATGGGTATGAACCTATCCAAGAGGAGAAAGTTCACCCATCGACACTCAAAGTAGTTATGAAGGAATGGAAGGACAAAGGTCAAGAAGTTCCGGAAGAACTGTTTAATACGTTTGATGGAAGTCAAACGCAATTAAAAAATAAAAAATAAATAATAACTAATAAGGAGAAATATATGGCAAATACAGCTATAGAAAAAAAGAATAGTGCAGGTGCACTATCGACTATCAATCTTAGAGGTGACTCTGGGAGAGGTGCTGAAGAAATAAAATCGGATGATATGTCAACACCGATTTTAAAAATCCTACATCAACTATCACCTGAATGTAATACTACCAACGCTAAATACGTTGATGGTGCTAAACCAGGTATGATCTATGCTAAAGGTCTAGGTACTTTAGTTGATGGAAATGAAGGTGTGGATATTATTGTAGCACATGTGCAAACAAGATATCCAGAATGGCAGGAAATGGGAGACACAGCGGCTCCACCTGTTATGACCCATCTTTCAATACCTGAAGACGCACAGGAAGAAAGAAATGGTAAGTATAGATTATCAAATGGTAATTACATTGAGAAGACCGCATATTTTTATGTGATCGTTTTAGGTGATGAACCTAGACCTGCAGTGATTACAATGAGATCATCTAACTTAACACCAGCGAGAGAATTAAATCAGTTGATTAAAAATCTTAGATTTAAAGACGACAAAGGTGTTTACAATCCAGCAGCGTTTGCAGCAGTTTATAATTTAAAAACTGTAGGTAAAATTGCAGGAAGTAAAAGCTGGCATGTCTATAAACCATCTATGACTAGAGCTTTAGATGTGGCTAAGAAGGAAGATGCTGACTTATATTTAATGGCACAGGAATTACAAAAGACTGTGTCTAAAGGTTCTGTGAAACCGGAGTATGAGAAGAGTAATCAACCAAAGACTGAAGACATTATATAATTCACTAAGTGAATACTCTAGAGAGGAGGCGATCATGGGAGACTGCGATCGCCTCTCCATAAACAGAAATAAAAGTTATGACAGATTTTATAAAATATTTTACAGGATTAAAACGTGATTATGGTTTTTGTAATATAGACAAAGGCTACAAGGATTTAGAAACAGGCAAGATAAGATTTAACTCAGGTGATTATGGCTGGGCAGGTAAACCTATAACAGATGAAGATTATCAAGAACATTTAAATGGAAATAAATCTATAGGAATACAACCTTGCAATGATAATAACTTAGCGAGGTTTGGTGCAATTGATATTGATCCAAAGATATATAAAAATTTTGATATCAAATTTTATTTAGATGTTATTCAAGATAAACAATTACCTTTAATTCCAATTAAGTCTAAAAGTAATGGATTACATTTATATGTATTTACAGAAGAACCAATCAAAGCTTTGGAGATCAAAGAATTTTTAGAACAAGTATTATTTTTATTTAAACTAACCATCAAGACAGAAATATTTCCTAAACAAACTAAGTTAGGTTCTAATACAGATGGTCAAAAGATGAATGGAAACTTTATCAATCTACCTTACTTTAATAAAGTTGAAAGAGTTGCATTGTATCCAGATGGAACTGAAATGCCATTGGATAAATTTTTACAATGTATTGAACTTAACAAAGTAAATTCTAAGAAGTTAAAAGAAATAAAAGATAGAATTGTAATTAATGAATTAACAGGTGGTGCTGATGAATTTAAAGATGGTCCACCATGTTTAGAAATCTTAACTAAAGAAAAGATGACAGATGGTAGAGATCGATTCTTATATAACTATATGGTGTTTGCTAAGAAAAAATATTCTGACAATTGGAAGAATAAAGTATTGGAAGCAGCTAGAAATTATTTTGAGTTTGATCAAAACTGGACAGATGATCATGTTAAAAAGAAAATAAAATCTTGGGACAAAGAAACTAAAGGACATACTTGTCATCAAGATCCAATCAATACAGTATGTTTGAAATCAGAATGTGTCAAAAGAAAATTTGGTATTGCATCTGAATCAAAAGCAAGTTGGCCTGTACTCAATAACTTACAGAAGATAGATTTTAAACCAGATCCAGAATACTATTTTACAGTGGAGAAAGGTGATGGTGAAACGATTCCAGTGCATGCGAAAGATGTTAACAAGATAAAAGATCAAAGAGAACTTAGAGGTTTGATTATGGCACAAGCTAATATCTTACCACCACCGGTCAAGGGTATGGAGTTCTATGAAATTATTAATGCATTGCTTACGACTATTGATACAGTGCAACCGGCTCCAGGGACCAGGCCTTCAGAGATATTAAAGAAACATTTAAGAGAATACATCAATGGACCACAAGCAACAACGCATACTTCATTTGCTAGTGGTAATGTATTGAAAGATGATAACTATGCTTACTTTGTTTATGATGAATACTATAATGATTTAAAAGACAATGGTTGGAAGAAAGATGCATCGAGAACATCTTACATGATTGAACAACTATTTGATGATGAAGATAAATTAAAACCAGAGTTTGGAAAGAAGAAAAGATTTCCAGGTAAGAATAAAAAAACAGGTAAACCTAATCCAGGTGTCAATGGTTGTGCAGCAATACCTTTACATATCTTTGATAAAGAAGATGATGAGATAGAAGAAATTGTACACTTTGAGAAGGAAGAGGAAATAGTGTAATGATCTATAAATTTTATGGACCACCAGGTACTGGTAAAACATATAGATTAATATCCAGAGCCAGAGCTTACCTTCGAATCGGAACTCCTATTGATAAGATTGCATACTTTGCATTTACAAAGAAAGCAGCTAAAGAAGCAAAAGAAAGAATGCCAGTAGAAGATAGTAAGCTTTTTTATTTTAGAACGATACATTCATTTGCGTTTGAACAATTAAGTTTATCCGAAGATAAAATTTTACAAGCAGAAGACTACGAAAGAATTGGTAAAGCTTTAAATGTTAAAGTTAAATACTACGATAAATACAATAAGGAAGAAATACATTATCTAAATTGTGATAGTCCATACTTTCAAATGGTAGGTAGAGCAATCAATAGAGACGTTAATATAAGAGAAGAATACGATCGAAACGAACATAATCGTAAAGAAATCAAATGGAAGTTATTAAAAACCATAGATGATAATTTAAAAGAATATAAGAAAGTTACAGGTAAATTAGATTTTAATGACATGATCACTAGACTAATTAACAAACCAGACTTACCAAAATTTAAAGTTATTTTTATTGATGAAGCTCAGGACCTATCTCCACTGCAGTGGAAACTATATGACAAACTAAAAGAACATGCAGATGATATTTATCTAGCTGGTGATGATGATCAGGCTATCTTTGCCTGGGCCGGTGCTGATGTAGATCGATTTATTTCAGAGCCTGCAAAAGAAAAAGTATTAAAGTATTCTAAAAGAATATCTATAGCAGTACAGGAGCAATCACAGCTGCCTATTGAAAACATTAAAGGTTTAAGAAAAGAAAAGGACTACTATCCTAGAGACTTTGAAGGAATAACGCAACGGATAAACAATTTAGATCACGTTGATTTATCGGAAGGACAATGGTATATACTAACGAGAACAATATCAAGACTTAATACTATAAAGGATGAATTAAGAGAGCGTAATTTGTATTATCAAAGTAATAAAGGCAAGAGTTTTGCAGTCAGATTATATAATGCATCTGTTAATTACAACTCATGGTGTAGGGGTAAAATTTTAGATGAAAAAGAAATTAAAGATATTACGGAATACACAGGTGTTGAAATAGATAAATGGAATCCAGAGATCGATTGGTTCGAAGCATTTAAAGAAACAAATTTTGATGAAAGAGAATACATAAAAAATATGATTGATAATGGTGAAGACTTGGATCAACCGGCAAGAATATGGGTATCTACTATTCATGCAATTAAAGGTGGAGAAAAAGATAATGTTATTTTGTGTTTAGATTTAGGACACAAAATTAAAAAAGCTATTAAGAAAAGTGAAGAGAAAGCAGATGAAGAACATAGAGTCTGGTACGTAGGAATTACAAGGGCAAGAAACAACTTGTATAAATTAAAGGCAAAAACAAAAAGCAACGAGTATAAAATAGGAGCAAACAATGAGTAAAGTAAAAATATCAAGTATGGATAAAATAGAAAACAGCGATAATTATTTCGTAGTCTATCATGTGAATAAAGATGTATTCACTTATTCAGGAACCAAAGAAGAAATAGATAAAGAACTTGAAAAAAAAGGATATGTAAATGACGAACAAAAAAATGTTTGATGATGTATTTCCACAAGATAAGCAGATAGGCGGGAGTCACTACAAAGACTTTCACATTCAACCTTATGAATTTATTTCTAAGAACGACTTGAGTTTCTTTCAAGGAAACGTTATAAAGTATGTGTGTCGTTATATGAATAAAAACGGCATAGAAGATCTAGAAAAAATAATTCATTATTGTGAATTAGAAATTAAAAAGATGAAAGACATGGGTAAGAAAAAATAATGAATACATATACAGAAATTTTTGGTTTATTAATTATGACAATATTTATTTTTGGGTTAATATAATGTTGATACCAACTACAGAGTGGGTTGCTCCTACAGAGTTTCCTGATTTAAGAAAAGCAGATGAGATAGCAATCGACTTAGAAACAAGAGATCCAGATTTAAAGACTCTGGGCTCAGGGTCCATCGTAGGTCGAGGTGAGGTTGTAGGCATTGCAGTAGCTGTAGATGGTTGGAAAGGTTATTTTCCAATAGCACATGGAGAAGGTCCAAACATGGATCGTAAAAAAGTTATTGAGTGGTTTAGAGATATTTGTGCGTGTCCAGCAACTAAAATTTTTCACAACGCAATGTACGACGTATGTTGGATTAGAAATTTAGGTATAAAAATCAATGGTTTAATTATAGATACCATGATCGCAGCATCTATTATTGATGAGAATAGATACAATTATACACTGAATGCATTGTCATGGGTTTATTTAAATCAAGGGAAGAACGAAGCATTATTAAATCAAGCAGCTAAAGAAAGAGGATTAGATCCTAAAGCAGATATGTGGAAGCTACCGGCAATAGAAGTTGGAGCATACGCAGAAAAAGATGCAGAACTAACTTTAAAACTTTGGGGACATTTAAAAAAAATAATTATTGAAGATGATCTTCAAGATATATTTAATCTTGAGACAGATCTGTTTCCTTGTTTAGTTGATATGCGCTTCCTAGGGGTGCGGGTAGACGTGTCCAAAGCCAATCAATTGAAAACAGCACTGGCAATAAAAGAACAAAACCTATTACAACAAATAAAAATAGAAACAGGAGTAGAACCTCAGATATGGGCTGCAAGAAGTATTGCAGAAGTTTTTGAAAAACTGAAGCTACCTTATACCCGTACTGATAAGACCGACTCCCCTTCATTTACTAAAAATTTTATTTCTAAACATGATCATCCTGTAGTTCGTATGATAGCAGAAGCTAGAAAAATAAACAAGGTTAGTACAACATTTATTGATACTATTTTGAGTCATGAACATAATGGTAGAATTCATGCAGATATTAATCAAATACGTTCAGATGATGGCGGTACAGTTACAGGAAGATTTAGTTATGCGAATCCAAACCTACAACAGATTCCAGCACGTGATCCGGAAACAGGTCCTTTGATTAGATCTTTATTCATACCAGAAGAAAATTGTAAGTGGGGAACTTTTGATTACTCACAACAAGAACCAAGATTAGTTGCACACTATGCATTAAGATTTAATTATGACACAGCACAGATCATAGCAGATTCATATGAGAATGATCCTTCAACAGACTTTCATCAAATTGTAGCGCACATGGCAGAGATAGATCGTAAGGAAGCAAAAACAATTAACTTAGGTTTGTTTTATGGAATGGGTAAAGCAAAATTACAAAATGAATTAAATGTTACAAAAGAAAAAGCAGATGAACTTTTTAATATTTATCACAATAGGGTTCCTTTTGTTAAGCAATTAATGAATGGAGTAATGAATGCAGCGCAAGCAAGAGGACAAATAAAAACATTACTAGGCAGACGTTGTAGGTTTCCTAAATACGAACCAGTATTAAGAGGTAGTGATTGGGGTACTTATGTACCAGCAGAAGATCACGAACGAATGGAAGAACTAAGAGCAATGGGTCCATACATAAAAGACTTTGAAGATAACATTGTCAAAGATAAAAAAGGTAATCCTAAAAAGAATTACTGGCATGGTAATCCAACACGTAGAGCTTTTACATACAAAGCTTTAAATAAACTTATTCAAGGATCAGCTGCAGATATGACTAAGAAAGCTATGGTAGACCTATATAAAGAAGGTTTATTAGCACATATACAAATACATGATGAACTTGACTTTTCTATTGAATCAGATGCTCAAGCTGATAAAATAAAACAAATAATGGAACATGCAGTAGAACTAAAAGTTCCTAATAAGGTTGATTATGAATCTGGTCCTAACTGGGGCGAAATTAAATAATATGAGGAACTATGGCTTATTTGAATGCAGATATACCACCAATCTATTGCAAGATAAGGAAGGAGTATCTTTATGACTTTACCGGACATCATGGAGAAAGCGAAGACTGCGTGGTCTTCGGGTTGGCAAGCATTAGTGGGAAGGCGCTTTTATTTCATGCGATGTTACCGAATGGTGCGGTCTTTTATAGATTGCCTATCAGCGCGTTTTTCCAAGAACGTTTTTCTAGATCCGAAGTGCCGGATATGTCAGTCGACGAATTACAATTGTGGAATTGTTTTAGCTATTATCCTAGCGTGCATTGCTTTAGTTGGTTGGATCGAGTAGACGGAAAATTTTTAGGAAAAGATAAAAAATTCTACAAAGGTCAATACTTATTTACGGTTGACTGGGCACATCCAGAGTCTAATATATTAAACACGGAACATTCTGAAATTCCGCAAGAACATAAGTGCGCTCATATTATTGCACTTGAAAACGGCAACTATGCTGCACAGCCAAATAACAGAATCATTTGGCATATAAATAGTTACACAACTAAAAACGATTGGCCGGATTATAAAGTACAAACTACAGTCTGGGACGTCGAAGCAGGTGAATGGGTAACAGAAGATTCTGACAAAATGTTTTATGATATTGAGGAGGATAAGGAATGAGTTTAAATAAAAAATATTGTAGTGCATGTAATCATAGATGTCATTGTGTTGGCGAAGGTTACTTTGTAAACGTAGACAAATGTGATGTATGTATTTGTGAAAGATGCGACTGCCAACCTTTAATATTAGGTGCCAAAACTAAAAAGACTTTATGGCAAAAGATTAAGGGGTGGTTATTCTAATGGAGATTGCCAGGATGGATTACAGATTTACTGCAATACTAATTATTTTATTATGCCTCATGGCATTTTTTGGAGGGCCTGTAAGATGAGAAAACAATGTAAACAATGCGAAGAAGCGTTTGATGCAAAAGATCAATTCGATATGTTTTGCAGCAAGGAATGTAAGGAAGAAGCATTAGCAGAATTAGATTCCAATTCTGATGAGTGTCTATCATGTCAATAAAAATAAATGAAAACACAAGTATCGGTCTTCCATTACGTAATTTAATAGGACTGATCGCAGCTGTGGTAGTAGGCGCATGGTTTGCTTTTGGTGTTATTGAAAGACTCAATGCTCTTGAGACAGCTAATAAATTATTTGAACAAGACTTATTAGAAGCATCAGCGCAGAAACCAATTGATCAAGAACAATTTATGTTATTAGAACATATTGCAGAAGGATTGGAAAAACTAACCATAAGAGTTGATGGTATGATGAATAATAGAGTTAATATTGAAAGATTACAAACAGATGTTGAAAGACTACGAATAGATGTAGAAAAACTAAAGGATAGTGTTAGAGCTAATATTGGAAAATTAAACGG